TGTGGTCAGTTGGCAGATCGAGGAAGTGAACCACGCGCCATGATCGGTCTAGGCAGACTCTATGCGGTCAGCTTCGCGGCGGTCTCTGTGACGGCCCAGCAGGACTTCTTCTACGTCAAGCCAGCCACGGACAAGATCTGCATCATCGAGGCCATCTATCTCTCGAACGTCGGCATCGGCGCTGATGCGGGTGACGCTCAGGAGGAACTCTACGCACTGGCACTCTCCTATCTTCCTTCCACGGTCACGGCAGGGACCGGCGGATCCTCGGTGACGCCAGCTCCTTTATCGGTGAATGATGCCGCGGCTGGATTCGCGGCTTGCGTGAATGACACGGGGAAGGCGACGACGAACGGAACTGCGATCACGCGGCACTCCGACGGTTGGAATGTCCGCGTGCCGTACATCTGGCTTCCACCGCCTGAGCATCGGACGATCGTGGCCAACGCTGCGGCTATCACGTTGCAGTTGAACTCCACACCGACCGACGCAATCCTGATCAGCGGGACGATGCTCGTGAGAGAGATGCCGTGAGCGGTGTCTATCGTCGTGCCTGGTTCCGTCCTCAGCGCGTATTGCGTCGGAGGACTTGGGTTGGCACGAAGACGGCGGTCGTCAAGACGTTCATCATCTGGATCCAAGACCGCTTCTAGGAAAAGAGGAGGAGACTGTGGCAACGTACACCCCGAAAGAGCTCAGGATCCCGACGGCCATCACGGCCTCGTACGCCACGGTCTACACGGCGACCGCAGTAACCGGCATCATGCGGAGCTACGCATTCACCGTCACGACCACGACGCACAACGCGTTCCTGTCGCGTGAGGCCGGAGCTTCGGGCACGCTGATCGTGGCGAACCAGGCGATCCCGATCACCGCGCCGCTGAAGGACAACGGCTGGTGGGTCGTTCCGGCGTCGGGCATCCTTCAGGTGAAGGCCGACTCGATCGCCACCGACATCCCTAACTTCGGTGCATGGGGCTACGAGTTTGTCTAAAGAAGAGCCGTTCGCAACGCGGGAAGATCTGGCTTGGGCAGGTGGCTTGTTCGAGGGGGAGGGCTGCCTAGCTATGTACGTCAAACCGAAGCGAAACGGGACAGGACGATGCGTCCCGGCCATCCATGCACAACTCGGCTCTACCGACCTGGATGTGCTGGAGAAGTTCGCCTCGATTGTTGGAGTCGGCCACCTCACTGGACCGTACGCCCATAAAGGTCGCAAGACGAGTTGGACATGGCAAACAGGTAAGTTCGAGCACGTTCAGGCGCTCGTTGCGATGCTGTGGCCCTGGCTTGGGCGACGACGTCGGGTTCGTGCGCGGGAGATCATTCGTGCCCGAATAGAGCATGGTTGGTTCAATCAGCGCGGCCGAGTAACGGTGCAGTAGCTGATGACTGTGCCGATCCTCGGTGAGCCCGACCGACCCGGCGTCACGGTCATCAAGCGCGGCGTCTTCGTCTACGAGTGTCCGACCTGCCGCAAGCGGGAGCGGTTCGATGACGCCTACGGGCCTGCATGCACGGGTCCTGGTGCGACGGATCAGCACCCGATGCGGCTCATGGCGTTGCTGGGTCGGACATGAGGCTGCACGTCGTCAGCCTGCCCCATAGTCAGACCACTCGCGAGTACGACACGTGTGCGTTCACGGCGAAGGTCCGCAAGTTCGCGGACATGATGACGAGCCTCTCGCACGAGGTTTACCTCTATGCAGGGGATGAGAACGACGCCGAAGTCACCGAGCTCGTGATCTGCATCACGCGGCAGGAGCAGCGGGATCTCGGCATCCCGGGCCCTGAGCGTGTGTTCGATGCGTCGTTCGACATACGCGAGCCGCAGTGGCAGCTGATGAACGCTCGAGCGATCGAGGGGATCGAGGAACGCAAGCAACCAGGTGACCTCTTGTGTGTCATGGCGGGCTGGAACCACAAGCCGATCATGGATGCAACGGGGCTTCGGACGGTGGAGTTCGGGATCGGGTATCCGGGAAGCTTCGCGCCGTTCCGGGTGTTCGAGTCCTTCGCATGGATGCACGCCACCTACGCGGCCCAGCAAGGACTGTCGCAGGCCGATGGCCGCTTCTACGACGTCGTCATCCCGTCCTACTTCGAGGCGGATGCGTTCCCGATGGGCGATGGTTCGGGAGGTTACCTCCTCTACATCGGCCGGCTGACGCAGCGCAAAGGCCTCGCCGTGGTCAAGGATCTCGCCGAGCGAACCGGCCTACCGTTGGTCGTGGCTGGCGACGGTGAGCCAGAGTGGATCCCACCCGAGTGCACCTACATCGGACACGTCAACCCTGAGCAACGGGCCAAGGCCATGGGCGATGCGATCGCGACCGTGGTGCCGACCCTCTACCTAGAGCCGTTCGGGTCGGTGGCCTGCGAGTCGATGATGTGCGGAACGCCCGTCCTCACGACCGACTGGGGAGCCTTCACCGAGACTGTGGTTCAGGGCAGGGACGGATGGCGCTGTCGGACCCTTGGCGAGTTCGAGTGGGCCGCGCTGCACGCCACCGAGCTCGACCGACACGTGATCCGAGCCAACGCCATGGCACGATTCTCCACCGAGAACGTCCGTTGGCAGTATGACCGCTACCTCCGAAAGATCGCTGCGCTGGATGATGTCGGTTGGTACGAAGCGGCCACTCCTCCGATGCCTGAGCTGATAGGAGCCTGATGGACCCCTTCATCTCCTCCGAGGACCTCGCCGCGTTCATGGGGGGAGCGACCATCGAACCGGCACTCGAGGCGATCGCCTTGGATGCGGGTTGTCAGTTGGTCAGGGACTACCTCGAGCAGACGGTCAACCTCGTCCGCGACGACATCGAGTTTCACGATGGCACAGGTCGAGAAGGCCTGCTACTCAAGGAGCTCCCTGTCATCGAGGTCACGTTAGTCTCCGAGGATGCCACCGACCTCGCCGAGGACACCGACTACATCGCCTGGAAGGGTGGAGGGATCCTCTGGCGCCAGGGTGGTCAGACCATCCCCTCGAAGTGGGCCTCGGGTCGACAGAACGTCGAGGTGATTTACGACCACGGATGGGCGATCTCCCAGGATGACGTGGTCGAGACCTCAGAGGGCTTCGAGGTCGACTTGGTGCCCTCCTCTATCCGACTGGCGGCCTTGGAGGCTGCGGCCCGGATCGTGAGGGCGCCTTCTCTGGCTGCTGTTGCCTCCGGGATCACGGGGGAGACGATCGGTGCCTACTCGTATACGGCGAGCCTCGGAGCCATGTCCTCAGTCATCGCGGCTGGCCTATTGGCCGAGGAGAAGCTGAGCCTGGATCGGTATCGGCCTGGAGGACGGGCATGAGCAGGAGGGGGAGGGTCGGATTCTTCGGCCGCTCGCGCAGTTCCCTGGGGTCTAGCGAGCACATTCCGGAACGATTTCGCGTTTCCGCGACCGCAGAGGCCGGATAGTCGAAATGGGCCGTCCTTCCAAGTTCACGACCGACCGTCGCCAGAAACTGTTGGACGGCAGGCGGCTCGGGCTCTCAGGAGAGACGTGCGCTGGTCTGGCCGGGATTGGTGAGACGACGCTCCGAGAATGGCTCGAACGTGGTCGGAACGAGGATGTTGGTCCCTACGCCGACTTCCACGTCGAGTGGCTCCGAGCGTCGGCCCAGCCGCGGCAATACCTCGCGGCGATCGTCTACGATGCGGCTCGGGACCGCCCGGAACTCGCGCTCAAGGCCCTCGAACGGCTTGAGCCGAACTATCGACTGCCCGATCGAAACGCTCCCGTCTTCGCACCCGTCACGATGATCGAGCTGGACCTCGGTGACCGGCCTCGGTCGGGAGAACTGGTCGAAGGCAGGGTGATCGATGTCACGCAAGAGTCAAGCCGCCCGGGTCGTCTACCAGCGGGGTCAGGACCAGCCGCCGGTAAGGCTTCCTAGCCTCCATCCGCTCCAGAACGAGATCAAGGAGGATGACGCCCGGTTCAAGGTCGTCGTCTGCGGGCGCCAGTTCGGCAAGACGACACTTGGCGTGGTGATGTGCCTCGAGGAGGCCTTACTCGGCGGGGATGTGTGGTGGGTGGCGCCGACCTTCCCTCTCGCCGATGAGGGCTGGCGGGATATCGAGAAGCTGATAGCCCAGATCCCGGGATCGAGGACCGAGGGTCGGCCGATCTGGCGGGCTACGTTGCCGGGAGGCGGGACGATCCAGGTCAAGTCCGCCGACAACCCGGACTCGCTCCGGGGCGCAACCTTGGACGGGTTGGTCCTCGACGAGGCTGCGATCGCGAAGCATGAGACATGGCCGACCCTCCGTCCGACGCTGACGATCCGTGAAGGCTGGGCGATGTTCATCTCGACCCCTCACGGGACGAACTGGTTCTACGATCTCTACGAGGGGGTTCCGAAGCAGGAAGGCTGGAAGCGGTGGACCTTCCCATCCGTGGGTTCACCGTTCGTTTCGCCAGAGGAGGTCGAGAAGGCTCGCCGCGGAGGCATGTCGTCTCTGCTGTTCGCTCAGGAGTTCCTGGCCGAGTTCATCAGCTACGCGAGCGGCGTCTTCCGGGCGGATTGGTTCAAGCACTACCGCCTCGACCCGACCTCCGAAGAACCGATCTATATGCTCGGTGATGAGGCGGTCCTGCTTTCGGATTGCGAGGTTTTCCATACGGTCGACCTGGCGTTCAGCAAGGCCGAGGACGCCGACTACACGGTGGTCTTGTCGTGGGCCCAGACGCCCAAGCAGCACCTGATCCTGCTGGACATGCAGCGGGATCGCTATGAGGGGTTCGACATCTTGCCGGTGCTCCGGCGCACCTATGACCGCTGGGGCGGAGTCATCGTTGTCGAGCGGGTCCAGCGGGGGATTCAGATCATCGAGGAAGCGAACCGGACGGGCCTGGTTCTCAAGGAAGTCCGAGCCGAGAAGGACAAGAAGATCCGGGCCCAACTGGCCTCAGCCCGCATGGAGTCGGGTCGGCTCTGGTTCCCGCCGGCATCCACGCCGTGGTTCTCCGAGGTTGAGGACGAGATGCTCGCGTTCCCCGAAGGAAAGCATGACGACATCGTGGACTGCGTGAGTTATGCCGTCGCGCATGCGGCCAAGCGGAGCGTGTACGAGTCAAGGGGCATCGTGAGTGTCTAGAGGAGCCAGATGGCCGAACGACGACTGAGGCTCTTCAGACGTAAGGCACGGACCAAGGCAGCGGGCGAAGCTATCGCCACGCCTGCGCTGATGCAGGTGCTGGCGGGCCTCGACGGTTCCGCCGCCGGTTACGGAACCGTCTACCGCAAGGTGACTCCGGTCCGCACGGTGATCGACTACCTCGCGGATGCGATCGCCTCGACGCCCCTCAAGGTCTACCGTCGCGCTCCGAACGGTCGGCCGGAGGCCTTCGACCATCCGCTCGCAGTGCTGCTTCGCAACCCGAACCCAGACCTGTCGGCCTACGACCTGATCTGGCGCCTCGCTGCGGACCTCGCGATCTACGCGAACCATTACTGGCTCATGGGCGCTCGGGGCGGGAAGCCTCAGATCACGCCGTTGCCGCCGTTCCGCGTGACGCCGCGTGGCGGGGACCTGCTTCGTGCCGCAACCTACGACTTCTTCTCACAGACTGGACTGCCGCCAGCCTCGTACAGCGCGAGCGAGATCATCCACTTCCGGCTCTACGACCCCGAGGATCCACGGATCGGATCGTCGAAACTCGAAGCGCTCCGAACGACGGTCCTCGAGGAGGTCGAGGCCTCGAAGTACCGGCTCGGCCTGTGGAAGAACAACGCGAAGATCGGCGGGGTGCTGACGCATCCTGAGCACTTGTCCTCAGAGGCCGTGACCCGGCTCCAGACGAGCTTCGACAACACGTACGCCGGCCCGGAGAACTCGGGGAAGACCGCGGTCCTCGAGGAAGGCGCAAGGTGGACCCCCACCGCATCGACCGCGAGGGAATCGGAGTTCATCGAGGGCCGGGAGTTCGTCCTCGAGGCCACGGCCCGGGCATACAACATCCCGCTCGCGCTCCTGGGCCTCTCGCAGACCGCGACCTACGCCTCGATGCGTGAGGCCCACAAGCAGCTCTACATGGACGTGCTGCCCCCCTGGTACGAGCGGATCCAGGCGGCCATCGAGCTTCAGCTGCTTCCGTTCTTCGGCGATCAGAACGTCTACGTGGAGTTCGTCGTCGACGGGAAGCTGCGCGGCGACTTCATCGATCGGATCGACGTGTTGAACAAGGCCATCGGACGCCCTCACATGACCGTCCGCGAGGGACGAAAGCTGGAGAACCTCGACGACCGTCATGTCCCCGAAGATGACGAACTCGTCATCCCGGTCGGGCCGAACTTCGCGCTCGAAGGCATGGCCGTCGCGGCGCCAGCGTCCCCACCCGCCTTGGCTCCCGTGACCGCGCTACCGACGGCACAAACCGCTGCCTCGCAACTATCCGCGTTCTTTGCCCGCCAGGAGCGGTCGGTGATCCCGCGCCTCGCGGCGGGGCATGAGAAGGCGTTCGACCGTGAACGGTGGGACCGCGAACTTGCGGCGCTCGTCGGCCCCGAGCGAGCCGCAGAGATCAACCTGCGGACGCAGGTGCTGCTGATCACGGGATCTGATCCGCGTGAAGTGTTCGCCGAACTGAAACAGGTCCAGGTCGCCTAGGAGGACCGATGTCAACCAAGATGCTCGAACAGGCGGAACTCAAGGCGGCCGTGGTCGCCGACCAGCACACGCTCGGTTTCTACATGCTGGCGTTCTCGAAGACGCCGGACAAGCAGGGCGACGTGATCGCGCCCGACGCGGCGGACGAGTGGCTGAAGTCCTTCTACGCAGCTGGCAATCCGCTGCCGATTTCCTTCACCCATTCGGCGGTGACCGATGCTGGCGATCCCTTCAACATCATCGGCTACGCCCCAGCAGATCCGCAGCACGTGTTCAAGGACGCTCACGGCATCAAGGTGATCGCGAACCTCGACACGGCCGACAACCCCACGGCTCAGCAGGTCTACGCCTTGGCGAAGCGTGGCATCGTGACCGGGGCCTCGGTGGCGTATTTCACGACCCAAGCGGGGCAGATGCTTCAGAAGGACGGCTCGACGCTCATCACGAAGATCGAGGACATCATCGAGTGCGGTCCGTGCTTGGATCCGGCGAACGAGGACGCCTTCATCTTCGCCGTGAAGGCCTACACCGAAGAGCCGCTCCCGAGCACCACCCAGGCCCTGAAGGCGCATCTGGAAGGCCCCGTACCCGCGGGACACGCTATGGCTACAGGGGCGGTGGACAAGGAGCCGCCGACGTTCCTACCGAACACCCACAAGCGTCTGCACGCAGCGGGGAATGCCGGTCATAGCCATCCCGGCTTGTCCGCGCAAACCAAAGCCGCCACGCTAGATGAGTCATCCTGGGACAAGGACGTGGCATTAGCTGCGTGCAACTCTGCCGGCGATTACGGGCAGATCTGCGCGGGAGAGGTGGCCGCCGGAACGCCCGATCAACGGCAGCACTGGCGTCTCCCCCATCACTACCTCGGCAAGTCTGCCAACCATGATGGCGTCATCGCTGCGCGGCAACGGTTCGACCAGACGCAAGGACTGACGAACAGCGCGGAGGCTCGGCGACACCTCTTCGAGGTGCATCGTCTTCCTTCCGATGCGACCCAGGCATCGCACGATCCAAAGGAGTTGCAGCTGACCTCGCTTGAGTTCATCGAGGCCACCGTCGTCTCGATGAAGGCCGGGCGCGTGATCTCGGCCGCGAACCTCGCGAAGCTGCGCGCAGCGCAGGAAGTCATCAACGAACTTCTCGCCTTTGGCGAGTCTGAACTCGCTGCACCCAAGCAGAAGGCCGATGCCAACGGGGAAGAGCCACAGGCCAACCCGGATGAGCAGGGTCCAGACGCGGAGTTGCGGCGCCAGCTGGCTTCGTTCCTGACGTAGCCGGCCCCAGGCCCAGGGTTACGGGCGTACCCCGAAAGGAGATGGCATGGATGCCATCAAGATGCTCGAGGTCGACCTCAAGCACGAGCAGGAGGCCGCCCTCTCGATCCAGGAGACCGCCGATGCCAGGGGCGAAGGCTTCTCCGACGCCGAGCGAGCGACGCTCAGCGAGCACCTGAAGAACATGGAGCGCCTGACGATCCGGATCGCGGACGAGAAGGACAAGCAGTCGTTCCGTGAGAAGGTCGAGGGCTTCAACCTTCACGTGAACGGACAGATCGACCCGAACCCCGTTCGCAACGAGGCCCAGGCCGATGCGTCGTTGAAGGCTCGTTCCCTCGGTGAGGCGTTCGTCTCTTCGGCGACGTTCAAGGCATGGCAGGCCGCGACGAAGGAGAACGGCAAGCCGCCACGGTTCCAGACCACGTCGGTGTTCGTGCCGGAGAGCCGGTTCCGTGGCGGGATGAAGACGGCCGGCGACCCGGTCCTGGAGTCCGACAACGCGACCGTGTTCGCTGGCGGGCCTGGGCCACTCACCACGTTCCTCGGGCTCGAGACACCGGGGTTCCTGCAGTTCCGGCTCGCGATCGAGGATCTGCTGACGACGATACCGATCACCACGGGCAACTCGGTCACCTACCCCGTCGTCAAGACGCGGACCCAGATCTCGGGGACGTCACAGGTAGAAGGTGCCGCGAAGCCGGGTGGTGAGTACGAGTTCGACATGGTCACGAAGACCTTGGAGACCAAGGCAGGCTGGGTCAAGCTCTCGACGCAGTTCATCGAGGACGCGCCCGGACTCGTGGCCTACATCAACTCGGACCTCCCGTTGCAGATCCGTCAGAACGTGCAGGCGTACCTCGCCGACGCGCTCTGGGACGCTGCACAGAATCCGGGCGGTGGCGGTGCAGTCGCGGGTGCTGGAATCGGTGGGACGAACGGGTTCGACGCGATCCTGGAAGCCATCACGGTGATCCAGGAGAACGGTGGAGAGCCGAACGCGATGGTCATCGCGCCAGCGGACTGGGCAGCCCTGCGGGCCCTGAAGAACACCGGCGGCGACGAGGACTACGTCGGCGGTGGCCCATTCACGCCTACGAACAACCCGTGGGATCTGCGAGTGGTGATCACGCCGTCGGCGGTTCCTGGTGAACCGCTCGTCGGGGACTTCGCCCGTGGCGCCAAGATCTACAGCCGCGGCGGATACTCCGTCGACTCCACGAACACGGATCAGGACGACTTCATCAAGAACAAGTTCACGGTGCGTGCCGAGCGACGTCTCGTCGTCGGCGTGACGTACCCCGAGCTGTTCGCGGTCGCCCAGACCGGCACCTCGTAGCAGGGGATGTGGGGGTGGGATGGCTGGGGAGTCGCTGTCCCACCCCCGCGCTCTCATCACGGGGATAACAGGCCAGGATGGTTCCTACCTCGCCGAACTCCTCCTCGAGCAGGGGTACGAGGTCCACGGGACAGTCCGCAGGTCGTCCCTGCCGAACCTCAGCCGCCTCGACGGCATCAGGGATCGGCTGCACCTTCACCACGTCGATCTGACCGACGCCACCGGCCTCGCAGGAGTGATCGCGGCCTCGGATCCCGACGAGGTCTACAACCTCGCAGCACTGTCGGACGTGAGGATCAGCTTTGAGGCCCCGGAGTTCTCCGGGAACGTCACGGGACTCGGCTGCACCAGGATCCTGGAACTCTTGCGGCGCATGAAGCCTGAGGTGCGGTTCTACCAGGCTGGCTCCTCGGAGATGTTCGGGATGTGTCCGAACGTCCCCACGTCGGAGACGGATCCCTTCCTCCCGGCCTCTCCCTATGCGGTCGCGAAGGTCTACGCGCACCACATGACCAGGCTCTATCGCGACGGGTACGGGATGTTCGCGGCCAACGGCATCCTGTTCAACCACGAATCCGAGCGCCGCGGCATCGACTTCGTGACCCGGAAGATCACCGTCGGTCTGGCTGAGATCGTGGCAGGACGCTCGAACGAGCTCGTGCTGGGGAACCTCGATGCATCTCGTGACTGGGGATGGGCACCCGACTTCGTAAAGGCGATATGGCTCATGCTCCAGGTCGACCAGCCAGCCGACTACGTCATCGCGACAGGGGAAACACATTCAGTCCGAGAGTTCCTGGCCGCCGCGTTCGATGTGGTCGGCCTGGACTGGCGGGACTACGTGAAGACCGATCCACGCTACCTCCGCCCGCTGGATCCTCCGGTGCTGCTGGGCGATGCATCGAAAGCCCAGCGCGAGCTCGGTTGGAAGCCGGAGGTCAGCTTCTCCGAGATCGTTCACATGATGGTTGCCGCAGATCTGAAGTGATGGCGCCTCGCTTCGTCATCACAGGGACCGGCAGACACGGCTCGCGCTACGTCGCGGATGTCCTCACGGCCTCGGGTATCCGGACCGGACACGAGAAGTGGTGGAACAGCGTCGGCGCAGAGAACGACGGCTATGTCGGGGAATCGTCGTGGCTTGCGGCACCGCATCTGGCCGAGTTCGACGGCGTCGTGTTCCATCAGCTCCGTAACCCTTTGCTGGTGGTGAACTCTCTCGTCAAGTTCCCCGAGCCATCACGCGAGGATGCGGTACGCCGTCGGACGGTGTCGTTATGCGGAGACCCGATCGAGCAGGCGATCCAGATGGTGCTTCATTGGCGCCGGATCTGTGATGCCGCGAGCAGCGCTCGGTGGCGCCTTGAGGACTTCTCGGGCGAGATCGTGATGATGATCGCCAAGCGCGTCTGGTGTCCGGTGCTTCCTACCGACGTCGTCGAGGCGATCACGATCACGCCGAGGGATGTCAACGCTCACACGAGCAGGCCGCGTCTGGAGTGGAGCGACCTCCCTGCGGGGCCCGAGACGACCGCCTTGCGGAGGGCCGCGGAGAAGGACGGGTACTACCCTTGAGATGCTTGGTGACCGGTGGAGGCGGGTTCCTGGGCAGGGTGGTCGTGCGTCAGCTGATGACGTTCGGCCACGAGGTCCACTCGCCGCGGAGTTGGGTCTACGACCTGCGGAAGCGGCAGAAGGTCGAGCAGATGCTCCAGGACATCTCCCCGGAGATCGTCGTGCACCTCGCTGCGGTCGTGGGGGGGATCGGGGTCAACCAGGCCCGCCCCGGTCGGCTGTTCTACGACAACGTCATCATGGGCGTCGAGCTCATGGAGCAGGCGCGCCGCGCAGGGGTGAGCAAGTTCGTCACGATTGGGACGGCGTGCGAGTACCCCGCAGACGCCCCGGTGCCGTTGACGGAGGAGGGCATCTGGGACGGCTACCCCGCCCTTGCCACCGCTCCGTACGGGATGGCGAAGAAGGCTCTTCTGGTTCAGGGCCAGGCGTACCGGCAGGAATACGGGCTCAACGCCATCCACCTCATCCCGACGAACCTCTACGGGCCTGGGGACAACTTCGACTCGGACACCGGCCATGTCGTCGCCGGCATGATCCGCAAGCTCTCCGACGCCGTCGACAACAAGGACTCCAGCGTCACCCTCTGGGGGACTGGTCGTCCCACGCGGGATTTCCTCTACGTCGACGATGCCGCTCGAGGGATCGCCTTGGCGACGGAGGACTACGACGACCCCGAACCGCTCAACATCGGCACCGGCGAGGAGCTATCGATCGGTGAGCTCGCTCTCATGGTGTCGCAGTTGTGCGGGTTCTACGGGGAGATCGTGTGGGATGCCAGCTTCCCCGACGGGACGCCTCGGCGTTGTCTCGATACCTCGCGAGCCCGAACGTTGATCGGGTTCGAGCCGGTGGTGCTGCTGGACGAGGGGCTTCGGAGCACCGTGCAGTGGTATCAGGCGAAAGACCGCAGCCCTGCGGTCTGACCGGTGATCTCGCTCTGCTGTCCGACTCGGGGCAGACCGGGACGGTTCGCGACGATGCTTCGCTCGGCAAGGGCCACCGCCAAGCGGCCCTTCGAGGTCTGCGCCTGGCTGGACGACGACGATCCGTCGGTCTATCCCACCGATCCGATCGTCCGATACGGTTCGGGGCCGCGCCCGTACGTCGACGGGAGCCTCTGTACGTCGGGACTCTGGACGAAGGCATGGGATCTCGCCACCGGGGACATCGCGATGCTCGCCGCCGATGACATCCTGTTCCACACGCCGGGCTGGGACGTCGCGGTGGAAGAGGCGATGGCGGCGGTTCCGGACCGGATCGTCATGGTCTACGCGGACGACGGGACGAGGCGGAAGGCGCCCGTCAACCCGTTCGTGCATCGTCGTTGGATCGAGGCCGCTGGGTTCACGCCCGACGGGTGGCAAGGGTGGTTCGCAGACGAGTGGGTGTGGACCTTGGCCGCCAACCTCGGCCGCGTGAAGTTCCTCAAGCAGGTGCGGATCGCGCATTTCCATCGACCGAGGTCGGATGCCACCTATCGGGATGGTGAGGCAGCGCGGGAGGCTGTGGGAGGTTGGCGGGGGATGCGCGAACGGTTCTACGAGCCCGACATGGTCAGACGGCGTGACGTGCAGTTGGAACACCTGGCGTCGCTGATGACCTCCGGGCCGTTGCCATTGCCGGATCCCGTTCCTGATTGGTTGAGTGAATCGGTGACGCTGTCCCTGGCGGCGCGGTGAACGATGACACGCTCGTCGCCGTCCATTGTTACAGCGGCGACGCTGACAACGTCCGTGCTTTCATGCCCCAGTATCTGCACCACGGTTGTCCGGTTGTGGTGCTCTCGCCCCGAGACGCACCCGTGCGTATCGAAGGCGTCGACTGCCGTTCCGCCGGCAGGCGCGGCTACTACGGTCAGGCCTCGCTCGACCGCCAGCGCGAGCACCTGAAGATCCTGCTGGAGTATCCACAGCGATACTTCCTGCTGAACGATGCGGATTCGTTCTGCCTCTCACCGGAGATCCCCAGGTACCTCTATGAGAACGCCGAAGGGACGATCTGGTCGACGGAGGTCAAGGAACCCAGGCCCCATCCCTCGCCCTATCCGAAGCTCGGCTTTCACCCGCCGTACTTCATGACCCGGGAGGTCATCGAGCGGCTGCTGGCCGTGGGGCCGATCAAGGCGCACCCGATCACGCCGTTCATCGACTGGATGATGGTCGCGCTCGCGTGCGAGGCCGGCGTGGCGCACAGGTCGTTCCCGGACGGTCGCTCGTTCCCCGCGTGGAAGCACGGCCCGATCCCCGAGACCACCGAACTCGGACACAACTACGTCCACCGCGAGGACACACGCGGGATGGATGGGGCGCGTCGGATGGTCCAGCAGGTCCAGCGGGGCGTCGTGTTCGTCCATTCGGTGAAGCATCCTCACGTCCGCGACCAGCTCGTCCACGCCTACGAACTTCGTCAGCGCAGGGAGGCCTTGAGACCGCCCAGGCTGCGACCTGCCCCCCGGGCCCCGTCTACCCCCCCAGACGGCCAACTGAGCGTCTTGGTGGCCTTCAGGGACCAGAGCCCCGACGGGCACCGTACGAGGCTCTGGGACGTGATCCGGGGGCTCCTGCGCCAGCAGATGCCGGGCGCCGAGGTGCTTGTCGGGACCGACGACCACGTCCCGTTCTGCAAGACGATCGCGATCAACCGAGCCGCGGCGCAGGCGTCGGGAAACGTCTTCTACATCCTCGATGCGGATTCATGGGTCCCCGCTTGGCAGGTACGTGAGGCTCACGCCTGGGTGGACAGCGTGGCCTGGGCGAAGCCGTGGAGCATGAAGTACAAGCTCGGTCCTGAAGCGACCGCGACCGTTCTGCGGGGGGGATGGGACGGGACCTTCCGCGATGAGTGGCGCCGGGAGCTCGAGCACAGGGGCGGATACATCCCTGCGCCCCCGCTGGTCGTGTCGCGGGCAGCCTTCGAGGCGGTCGGCGGGATGGACGAGCGGTTCAAGGGCTGGGGCTCGGAGGACGTCGCGTTCTCCCAGGCCCTCTCGGCGTTGTTCGGTCGGCCGAAGATCATCCGGGGGAACTGCGTGCATCTGCATCACCCCCGGATCGGTCGCTCGGGACGCGATCTGTGGGAAGGGCAGGAAGGGTACGCCCACATCGCCCCGCTCGCCGCCGAATACCGCCGCGCCTCCCACTCCGCCGCAGCGATGCGCGAGCTCATCCAGGCACGCGGGGTCAAGGAGATGGCATGACCATCGACACCTCAAGGTATCGGGAGAACCTGGCCCGTCTTCCGCTGGCGTTCCCGTCGCTGGTGACCATCGAGATCCCCACGATCAGCCGGGACCTCGAGGGAGGCGAAGACGACACCGGAGGAAGGACCGTCCGCTATGCCGACGTTCCCTGTCAGTTCGCCGATACCGGTGCCACCTTCACCGATGAGAACCGCGTCATCACGGGCACGTTCGAGGACAGCTACCGGTCCGTCTTCCTCCTGGGTGACTGGGCGATCGAGCTGAGCGATGTCCTCGTGCACGACGCGGAGGAATGGGACATCCGAGCGGTCCGCCGTGATGATTGGGCAATCGTCACGCATCTGGAGATCGAGAAGAGGAACCCGTGATCTCGATCAGCGTCGAAGGACTCACGAACGCGCTCGAAAGGATCGGAGCGATCGAGGCCCGCGTTGCCCTGGCTGCAAAGCCGATGGCTGAGGCCGTTGCGGATCCGGTCCTGGCTCGTGCCCAAGCGCTGGTGCCGGTCGATACCGGACACCTTCACGACTCCTTGCAGACGAGACCTGACCCCGAGGATCCGACCGCGGTCCTCGTTGGGACAGATGTGGAGTACGCACGCTTCCCCGAGTACGGGACGGTGAACATGGCCGCCGAGCCCTATCTCCGACCCGCCGCTGAAGCTGGTTCCGCGTCCGCAGGCAAGCTCGCTGGGCTCGTGCTGCTCCGAGCGATAGGACGGTTCGGGCTATGACGCTCGAGTCGGACATCGTCGACCAGATGGAGATTGACCTCGGTCACTCGCGCATCTTCCCGGCACCGTTGCCTCAAGGGACCGTGCTTCCTGCCGTGGTCTACCAGCGGATCCTCACAGGACGGTTGCGGGGTCACGAGGGCACGGTGCTCGTCGGTCCCCTGATCCAGTTCACCTGCTGGGGTCATAGCGCCAGAGACGCCAATGAGCTCGGGCGCGAGGTCACGGCCTCGTGGGAGAACCGTCTGGGCGAAGCCCTGGTGGAGGACACCCGCGACTCGTACGAGCCCGCAGCGAAGCTCTACCGCCGTGACGTCGACGTCCGGCTGTGGGCTTCGCTCGAAGAAGAACTCGCCGAGCTGAGCTAACCGCTCGGCACGCTCTCAAGGAGGGACCGCCTATCGCGTGAGCCTGTAGTGCCGGGGTACTGACAGCACGGACAGAAAGGGGAACACCAGATGGGTGCATCATTGGCACAGGGCTGCACGATCGACTTCAACGGAGCGGTGGCCTTCGTCACGAACATCCAGGGTCTTGGCCCGGAGAACTCCGACGTCGACGTGACGTCGCACTCGAGCATGAACCAGACCCGCGAGTTCATCGCTGGTCTGATCGACCCGGGCGAGGTCACACTGGACCTCGACTTCGACTACGCCGACGGGGGCCAGCAGGGGCTATTCGACAATGCGCTCGCTGCTGCGTCGGACCCGACCGGTTCCACGCAGACGCTCACGATCACGCTTCCCGACGGCTCCTCGACCTTCACGGTCGACGCCTACGTGAAGAGCTTCAAGATCTCACTGCCGGCCGATGGTTCGGCGCAGACGGCCGTGGCCGTTCTGAGGACTACCGGTCCGGTCGCGGCTGGCTTCAGCTAGGCCAGACGGGATTAGGAAATCGGGAGGGCTCACGGCTTACCGCAGGCCGTGGGCTCTCCTTGCACTTCCCGCACTACCAGCACGTCCAGCACGTCCCGCGAGAGGCCCGCTGAGGCCGGATCGGAGTTGCACCATGGGAAGGTTCCTCACCCGCGAGGACATCCTCGCTGCCTCGGACATCACGACGGAGATCCTCGAGGTCCCCGAGTGGGATGGATCGGTACGCATCCGGGGATTGACCGGCAACGAGCGCGACGTCTACGAGCAGTCGATCGTGACGATGCGCGGCAATAGGGTCCTGCCGAAGTTCGCCGGAGCCCGGGCTCGCCTCGTGGCGCTGTCGATCGTCGATGACGACGGCAAGCTCCTGTTCTCCGAGACCGACGTCGCCGAGCTCGGGAAGAAGTCGGCATCGGGACTCCAGCGGGTCTACGAGGCCGCCCGCAAGCTGTCGGGTCTGACCGAGGAGGACGTCGACGAGCTCGTAAAAAACTCCGACGGCGTCCAGAGCGAGCCTTCTACTTCCGTCTCGCGCTCGCCCTCGGACGCCCGGTTGCCGAACTCCTCCAAGCCATCTCCAGTCGCGAGCTAGCAGAGTGGATGGCCTTCGAGCAGATCGAGGGTCCGGTCTTCGGACCTCGCCGCGACGACCTGCGTGCCGGCGTGATCGCGGCGACGATCGCCAACGTCAACCGTGGCAAGCGCGACCGGGCGATGAGCCCAGAGGACTTCGCGTTGCGTTTCGAGCGTGCCCGCGAGATGACGCCCGAGGAGCAGGCAGAAGCGATCCGCAGCGTCCTCGGTGGTTCCTGATCCCTCCGGTCTTCGGACCGGGGGGTCTTGATTTGCGTGGGGACCTGGCGTGAGCACGGTCGCGTCGTTGTGGGTGAAGGTCAACGGGGACGTCTCCGGTCTGACCAAGTCTCTGGCGGTCGCCAACGCCGCGCTGGCCGGGTTCGGGACGAAGTCAAACTCCTCGGCGGTCAAGGCATCTTCGGCCTTCCGCGTAGCTCAGGTCGCCGCGGTGGGCCTCGGGATCGTGGCCGCAAAGGGACTCGAGGCTGCTCTACACGCGACCGAGGAGTGGGCCGCGCAGACGCGCCAGCTCGAGCTGACCACTGGGCTCGCTGCCGAGCAAGCCTCGGCCCTGCTCTTCGCTGGGCAGTCCCTGGGGGTCGGGACCGATCAGCTCTCTCGGGGGTTCGGCCTGCTCGATAAGAACATCATCAACAACACGACGAACTTCGCGAAGTACGGGATCGCGACTCGGGACGCGCAGGGACAGCAACTCGGCTTCATTCCGATCCTGAAGAACGTCGCCGACCAATACACGGCCCTTGGCGGCGGGATCGCGGGAGCGGCCCTGGTTCAGAACGTGTTCGGTCGGAGTGGCCGATCGCTCCTTCCGATCCTGGCGAGAGGTTCGGCAGGGCTCCAGCAGCTCCTGGATCAGGCGAAGGCATACGGGGCGGTAATCGGCGACGACACGGTAGCCGCGGCCAAGAGACTCGCGGTCGCCCAACGTCAACTGGGCCTGTCGTTGCATGGGGTGGCGATCCAGGTCGGTGTGGAGGTACTCCCTGTCGCCTCAGCCTTCATCTTCGCGCTAACGAAACTCGTCGGTGTCTTGCACCTCATCCCCGGCCCGGTGGTTGCCATCGGCGCCGGCTTCCTCGTGCTGACGGGTCTCGTCGCGGGGGCGCAGCTTGTCTTCGGATTCTTCACACAGACCTGGGGCAAGCTCGTCGGAGCGTTCACTGCCAGCGGGGCAGCATCGGGGGCCGCTGCCGGGGAGATCGGGTCACAGGTGGCCTCTGTGACCGCGCTCGCAGCCTCTGTGGACGCGCTGTTGCCCTCGTTGCAGGCTCTGGCTGGCGTGGAGGGAGAGGTGGCCCTCTCTGCCTCTGCTGCCGCCAAGGCGATCGGCTTCCAAGCGAGCCAGTCGGGCCTGCTTGTGCCGGAATCGGCTGCGCTGGGAGCCGCAAACAAGTCGATCATCAGTACGACGGGTGGACTCGGCGGTCTCTCGGCAGCTGCCAGCACCGCTGCGCTCGGTGTGGGTGCTATCGCGGTAGCCCTTGGGTTCGCGGCCATCCAGGCACGCGATGCCCGTGCTGCCGTCGCCCGCTTCAACGCCTCCGTCTCCTCGAAGCTGACGCAGTTGACTCAGGGAGGGCCTGGGGCAGCTATCGTCAGGGCACAAGCAGCGACCCCCCTTCCGACGCGGGCTCTCCCCGGATCGATCGCTCTGGGGGGCGGACTGTTCAACCAGGCGCAGGCGACCAAGGCCGCTCGGGCCGCCATGGCTCAGTTGGCAGCAGTCCAAGCCCTCGCTGCGAAGTCCTCGACCGCGCTCTCGGCCAGCATCGCTAAGACCGTGGCCGAACTCGGCGACCTCGGTGCAGCGGCGAGCCTGCCGACCGACTTCTTCGATCAAGCCGTCACGGCCGTCTCGAAGATTCAGGGCGGCTTGGATCAGTTCACGAAGGTCTCGGGGATCGACTCAAGCTCGATCGTCTCAGACTTCTCCTCGGCCTCGGCGTCGATCCAGAAGGATCTGGACTCCGGCAAGATCTCTGCCGTCGAGGCCACGGCTGCGCTGCACGCCGCCGCGTCACAGGCGCTCACTTCGGCCCGGGGTCTCTACAAGCAATGGCACGATCAGATCGTCCAGACCTTCGGCGGTGCAGGGTCCGCGCTCGACCAGTTCGCGAACAAGTCCAACGTCGACCTCGCCAAGGCGACGCAGAATATCGACCAGTACACAGGCCAGATCCACTCCTTCGGCTCGGACATCCGCACGATCACGGACGAGTTCGGGAAGCGGTCCAAGGACTTCGTCCAGTTCGCGACGTCGCAGGGACTCGCACAGGCGGGGCTCACTCACGCCATCGCTGGCGCATCGAAGAAGGACGCGGCAGCGTTCATCGACAGCTGGAACAGGGCTCAGGGAGCGACGAGTTCGCTCGCTTCCCAGATCCAGAAGGCCCTGGACCCGATGTTCAACCGGATCATCCTGCAGCTGAAGAACGTCGCCCGAGCGTTCCTGGGTCTTCCGCCGATCACGGCAAAGGACCACGCCTCCCCGGTGATCGCACGAATCCAGCGCGAGCTCGCGGCACTGCACAGTAAGGCGATCAGCGTCGACGTGACCTACATCCCCCACTCGAGGGATCGTCCGCCCGTGGTTCCGCATGGTGGTGGACTGATCCGTCACGAGGGTGGGCCGATCGGCCACGCGCAATCGGTGGCACGGATGCACTCGGGCGGCCTCAAGCCCGACGAGGTCCCCGCGGTCCTGCAGCGCGGCGAGTACGTGATCCGCCGACAAGCCGTCGCGAAGATCGGGATGCCGGTCCTGGACTCGCTGAACCGCCTGCACTCGGGCGGGGACATCGGGGACATGCTCTCGAAGATCCCGACGGCGATCTCCAAGGTCTCGAACCCGGCGCCGTCATCGACGGCCGCGGGGGCATCGCGGACCATCGAGCGCTTCCACACCGGGGGCACGACCGAACGGACCCGAGAGGTCTCGCGAACCATCGAGCGCTTCCACACGGGCGGGAACGCCGAGCGCACGTTCCGATCGATCGAGAAGCTTCACACGGGTGGGATGGCAAGGATGGACCTGGAGGTCCGCGGGCCTCGGGGAGTCCCGCAAGTCTTGCACCTCGGCGGTGCCGCGAGTGTGCCCGCGATCGCGATGAGCATGTCCCAGGTCGCTCCTGTGTTTCATGCTGGCGGGGTGGTCCTTCACTCCGGCGGCCTGCTTCGTCAGTTCGTGGTACTGCACTCAGGAGGGACCCGGACCGCGCCCGCGATCCACGTCCACGTCCCTTCGCTGTCGGTGGCCCAGCACCAGCACCGGGTTCTCCGCTTCCACTCCGGCGGGCGGATGCGTGAGGTCCGGGTCATCGAGCGGATGCCCATCTTCCACGCCGGCGGGATGACCCCTCAGCTCGCCAGGCTGATCCCGTTGCTGGTGGCTGGCTCGCTCTCGGTCTTCCACCACGGAGGGCTCCGCGGGCTCGCACGACAGGTCCTTCACGACGGCGGCTACGCGGTGCCCACCGAGGCTGGCGTTCGCGTGAGGGGCCTGTCCCAGGCTGCAAGCCAGGGGGACGTCAACCTCAAGGTCTCGCTTGACCGCCGCCGGTTCGGCCGCGACCTCGAGTGGGCGCAGGCCGACTTCGGTCCATAGGAGGTCTGGATGACCCAAGCTCTCGTCAAGGGCCTCGGCCTGCGCGGCAAGGTGAACTCACTGCCGACGAACGTCAGCTTCATGACTGTCGAGGTGACGCACGCCGAGCTCCAGGCGTCTGCGGGCGCAGCCATCGGCGGAACCGGCAAGGCGAAGATCGATGCCGCGATCGCGTCAGGCATCCCCTTCAGGGTGCGGATCGACCACGGCATCCACGCTGCGCCGTGGGCGAAGACCGCCATCGGCACCGTCCACGTGATCAACCCGCAATCGGGGCAGTCCGGGGACACGATCAAGTTCTGGCTGCCCGGTGCTTTGGACATCTACGAAGATCTGATGATCAAGGTCGAGGCCGCCTACCCCGACGGCACCTTGGCGTGCATCTTCGAAGCGTTCCTGATGACCATCTTCGCCGAGCCGTTCATCAAGGGCATCCGCTCCGGCTCCAACCCGTCTCAGGCACAGGCCAACTGCACCACGCTCTGGAACGCCGGGTACCGCTTCGACGACATCTCCAAGCCCGGCGACGAGGTACGGGCCCAGGAACGCGTGCTCACGATCATATCGGGCCTGTTCACCGACACGCGGATCGCGATGGCGTACTCGACCATGGAGCACATCACCTCGGCGACGTCGGCGAGCGCCGATGAGGCGTACACGAAAGCCCGGATGCTCGCATGGCGTGCGGCACTGCCTTCGCACATCCTCCAGAACAACTCGCTACGAGATAGCCAGATCGCAAACGCCTCTCGGCCTTACCGACCGTCGGGCCAGCTCTTCCAGGACATGATCGCGGTCGGCAAGCCGCTCTCGTTCCAGACCGGCGCGAAGGTCGGCGTAACACCGGGGTTCACCGACCTGAAGAAGACCGGGGACTTCGCGGCAGACATGGGCGCTCACGCCATGGAGGCGCCCGGCGGGGCGTACAGCTCGTCCTGGGGAGGGATGACCACCACCCAGGCCGGTATCGTCGACACCGAGCTCAAGGCGAATGACAGCGGCTCCCCGCCGGCGGCAACGAAGCTCCGCGTCGTCTCGGTCAACGGTGGGGTGAAGCCCGGACAGAACGTCGCTTTCGACGTGGTGATCGAATCAGACGATGCCTCGGACATCCCGGCCGACGTCTCCGCATCGACCGGAGTCACGCTCAGCGTTCACACCGGCACCGGCGCGCTCTCGGGGATGGTCTCCGGATCGATCGCGTCGGGTTCCAGCAGGCTCACGCTCTCGGTGAGTTACGACACGGTGGAGTCAGGCGTTGTCCTTCGGGCGACCCGGACTTCGGGGGACTCCCTGTCCCTCGGTGATTCGGACCCTTTCGATGTGGACACCGTCGCGGATCCACCACCTCCCCCTGACCCCGACCCGCCCCCGGTAGCCGCCGCTGTCGCAACGAAGCTCCTGATCTCCGTCAACGGCGTCGCGCCGGTCCATGTTTCGGAGTCGTTCTTCGCCCTCGTCCACTCGGCGGATGACTCCGGGATCTACCGCGACGTCCTGGTCGACACCGATATCGTGCTCACCCTCGCCGCGGGGTCGGGGGCGCTGTCCGGAACGCTCACCGGGACGATCCCGGCTGGCAGGCATGTCCTCACGATCTCGGGGATCCTGTACGACACGGCCGAGTCCGGCGTGGCGCTCTTGGCCGATGCGACCGTGGGTGATGATCTCGCGTCGGTGACCTCGGCCCCTTTCGATGTCACGGCGGCCGCCAGCCCTAGTCCTTCGACGGAGCCCTGGCACGTCTCGATCCACGAGCTCGACGGCACTGAAACGATCGCCGAGCTCCCGCTGCGGGACTGGTCGTTCATGCACGAGCTCAACGGTCCCGGGAGCTTCGAGGCCGAGATCAACATGGCCGGGCCGTGGCAGGTGCTGCGTTCCGACGTGGAGCCCGGCCAGAAGGAGTATCGGTGCTTCGAGGGTGATGTGCTCCGGGCTGCGGGCAGGATCTGGGCGGCGCGTGTGGACCCCGGACAGGACACCCGCAAGGTCAAGCTCGTCGGCAACGGCCACTGGAGCGTCATCCAGCGCCGGGGGGTGGACTGGGAGGTCCGCTACGAACCCGATCCGGAGGATCCCCCCAATCCGTCCACGGCCTACGGCTACGACCAGTCCGAGATCGTCTTCGACCTGATCGACCGCAGCCAGTCCGAGCCCGGGGGGGACATCGGCATCACGGACGGTATCCACGAGGGCGATCCGATCACTCGACGGCGCTGGTACTGCGTCGAGGACGGGGTCAAGGTCTCCGACGTCGCGGAGGAGTTCGAGGCCCTGTCCGAGGGGATCGACTACGCGATCACCCCGACGCTCACCGACGACTCGCTCAAGCAGTTCGTGACGTGGCAACCCAAACGCGGAACGGACCTCTCGGGCTCGATCGTGTTCAACCCCGAGGACTATCTCGACACCCTGAACTATGAGATCGACGCCGGGAACCTGATCACTCGCGCTCACTCCCGCGGCGAGGGGGACTGCGAACCTCCGACGGCCGACATCACGGACGACCTCGCGCTCGCCGGGTACGGGCTGCTCGAGGACTTCGACAGCGTCTCGAGCGAAGACCAGGCCGACGTGACCGAGGACGCCCAGGAGATGCTCGCCTCGCGGAGGGATGCGCTCGGGGCCTTCGACGTCTACTACTGGCTCCCCAACGGGCCCGCGATCGGGGACTTCGACATCGGGGACCTCGTGCGATTCATCGACGACCGCGATGGGTGGGGCATGGACGAGGTCCTGCGGGTGAACGAGGTCGAGGTCACGATCCAGATGCCCCAGACGCCTTTCGTGAGGGTGAACCTCGGGCCCTATAGCGATGAGCTCGCCTCATGACGACGAGCCGCAAGCCCCGGGGCGACAGCGCCACCGAGCGCAAACGCAGTCGTCGGCACCGGCGGGAATATCGCCACCACAAGCAGAACCCATGCCCGCACGGCCCCGCCACTCCTTCGGGTCTCGCGGGGGAGTTCAAGCGTCACCCCGGGCGGCGTCGGCACAACCGGTGGCACGCCGAGATCCGCTGGAAGGACGTGCGTCTGGACGATGAGGGGCTGCCGATCCTCGTCAAGGACTACCGCGTCGAGGTCTACTACTCGGCTTCCGAGGGGACCTTCGACGCCGTCTCGAAAGATGACGGCAGCTGGTTCCTGCATGACCGGTACAAGGTCCGGGACAAGGAGTCGACCGACGACCCGCTGAAGTTCCACAAGCGCGTGAACGGCATCCACGGGCGCCTGTGGTACGGATTCAGGGTCCAGGCGCAGAGCCAGAGCGGCTGCGACTCGGACTGGGGCTACTACTCGCTCGACCGCCCGAACGACGGACCCCCGGCACCGCAGAACGTCCAGATCCTGCGTGCCTCCCACGCGATCCGTCTTCGCTGGGAATCTCCCCCGCTGCCGACCGATGACGAACTTCTGGACGAGAACGTCACGCACTACATCGCCCAGCTGTGGACGAATGCAGACTTCGGACCCAGCCTCGACTTCACCGCGAACGCGGGAACGGATGTGTTCACCGCCTCGGGTCACGGATTCGACAACGGTGACCACGTGATGCTGTCCCAGACGCCGGGGTCCCCGAGCCTGCCGGGCGGGACGCATCCCTGGCGGCCGTATCTCATCACGAACAAGACGACCGACACGTTCAAGCTCGCCCGGCTCGAGGACTCAGCCGCGATTGGTCTGAGCACAGACGGGGACGGGGTCGTGCACTGGGGACTCGTCCGCGCCTCGCGTCACGTTCACCGGACCCATCACCTGTTCCGGATCGACGTTCAGGACTTCGACGAGGACGAGCTCTTCTATGGCCGCGTGGAGTCGGTCTCCGGTGATCACACGAAGTCGGCGTGGATCCCGGCCACTGCCCCGGTCGGCAACGACGACCCGGACGCCACCCCGACGGCGAAGCGTCCGCTCTGGCACCGTCACGGTGGTCTGACGTTCACGATCCCCGGTCGCGTACAGCAGAAGGTCTACCACGTTCCCCACCGCATGGACGACGACTACGTGATCCGCCGAGTGACTGCCGCATGCGATCGCTCGGGCTCGGGTGGGTCGACACACTTCGATATCAAGATCAACGGTGGACCGTACGTCTTCGACTTGAGCGGCCCCGATCAGGTTCACCTCGGCGCCGGAGATCACGACGGCTCGTCCAAGGACATCACGAACGGCCTGCTGTCCCGCGGTGATCACATCCGAGTGCGATGCACGCAAGTCGCGTCCACACCGCCGCGAGATGTGACCGTTTCGGTGGTCGCGGATCGCTACCGTGCTCTTACGACGGCCGATGAAGAGGCCGATATCGTGGACTCTGGTGGCGGTGGCGGGAGCACGTCAGTCCTACTTGCAGCCAAGGGACGCTCATCCACAACCAGCGATCTCTATTCGGTCGACCCGACCACGGGGAACGTCACATCGATCGGTGCCACTGGATTCGCGCTGACCTCGATAACACAGGACCCGACGACCGGAATCATCTACGCATCGACATCGAACAACAGCACGGCACACCCTCATTCCCTGGTCACGCTTGACCCCGTAACAGGCGCGGGGACATTCGTAGCAGCCTTCTCTGGGGGCAAGCCGATGCCGGGATTGGCGTTCGATGCTACCGGCACCCTGCTCGGCAGAACCTCAGACTTCGTTGCCAACACTGACTTCGTCTCCATCGACTTGGCCACTGCTGTCGAAACGGTGCTGGGGTCGAGTGGGTCAACTGCCGGCGCATCCAACATGGCGTTCGATGATGCGGGAACGCTCTGGGCAGCGGTGGGCGCCGACGTCGGAACGATCGATCCCGTGACGGGTGCGTTCACCGCCGTCTACTCGAGCGCCGTCCCGGACGGCACGTACGCTGCCACATTCGATAGTGGGCTCCTGTGGGTCATCTATTTCACCGGTAGCAACCTCTGGACGGTCGACCTTGCGACGGGCGACACGGTAGACATCGGCGCGCTCGGGACGAGCAATCTCGATGCTCTTGGGTGGGTTGAGCTTTGACGCTCACGTTCGAAGAGGTCGCGTTCTTCACGGGGAACATGACCGGGACGTTCGTCTCACCCGGTGTTTACGATTACTCCTCGTACACGACCCAGGACGTGACTATGCCCGCCACGGTCGATGCGGGCGACGTGCTGTTCGCTGCGATCGATCGAGCTGACCAGCTTGGAACCCCGCCGAGTGGGTGGACATTACTTTCCTACGAAGGTAACGCCCCGATGGCGATGTACGGGCGGATAGCGGATGGTGCCGAAGACGGGGCGACCGTCACGTTTCCGCTCTCATTCGCGGCAACACAGGGCACATCAACGCTTCCGTTTGCGCACGCGGTAGCGAGATACTCCCGGAGTGATTCGGGCACGTTCGGCACTGGCTTCAACCAGTTCGAGCTGAGCCCGACCGAGTTCGACTTCTCAAGTTCTGGCACTGACTATCGCTCGGGGATCGGTGCCACGTACGCCTACGCGGACGTCGGAGGGCCCCCGACCGTTGGTATCGGTGGCGATGGAACCTCCAGAGACACAGCTACGTCCGGTGATCGTCCCCTGGTCTGGTGGGATGACCTCAATTTCGGCCTCGCCTCCTCGACCGTCACGATCACCAGTACAGGGCCCGATGCCATCCCGTCGCTGGGCACGCTCTACGTCTCCACCGTTTACGACCTCCTCGTTGCAGCCTTCACCTTCGCCCCGAACGGCGCCACTGCCCCGGCCACGGTGAACTTCACCGATACCAGCACCGACGCCCCCGATCAATGGGCATGGGACTTCGGGGACGCTGGGACCTCCACGAGCGAGAACCCAAGTCACACGTATGCCAGTCCAGGTGAGTACGAAGTCACTCTGAGCGTCACCCGAACCGCGACGAGCAGCACGGACTCCGTCAGCCATTTCGTCACGGTGAATGGGCCAGAGGTGCCAGGCAGTCCGAACCCCGTCGATGGCTACTGGGGCATCCTCGCCGAAGGCACAGATACCGACGCGCCTTAGCACCTGACCGATCCGCATCCGAGTTTCTCGACCGAGGAGGTCGCCATGCCCGAAGGCTTCCAGGTTCGTCGTGTCGGCAATCCGTGGGCCAAGGTCCACGACCAGCTGTCCGATGCGATCGTCGTTTGGTCAACGGAGCTGGACAAGCTGACCGAACCCGTCGAACTCTACAACCCGTCGAGCGGGGATTGGTCGAGTGGCATGACGGCCAAGGATGCCCAGGAGAAGACCCGTCTGCGGCTGCAGAACGGTCCGATCGGGGAGAAGGTCCGCGCTCGAGGCAGCGACCCGGACCTCAAGTTCGCCATCCGCCGGACGTTCGCCTCCAACGGTCCGGACATGATCCAGGCCGCCTACTCTCAGATCGGCGTTCCCTACGTCTGGGCGGATGAGGATCCTCGGGGGGGAGGTTCATCAGGCTTCGACTGTTCCGGCCTGACGAAGTGGTGCGCGGAACAGGAAGACGTGGGCCTGCCGCACTCGGCGAACGCGCAGATGCGTGACCCTCAGATGAGGCTGTTCAAGGACTCCGGCAAGCTGAAGGAGGGCGACTTCATCTTCTACAACTACGGCCGGCTCGCCTGGGATCAGGCCGACCACGTGGGCCTGAACATCGACGGGAAGAAGACCATCGACACCCGCTCGGTATCTGAGCCGGTAGCGGTTCGGCCGATCGACTTCCCCAACGTCCTGTCCTATGGCTACATCCCGGCCATCACGGGCTCGCACTGAGATGACGGAGTCGAACGGCGACCCGCTCTTCGAAGACAAGTTCGCCCGCGTCTATGCCGAGGTTCGCCGGATCGACCAACTTCGACAGACGGACTCCGCCGCCACCAAAGACCTAGCTCTCGAGCGAGATCGCCATCTGTTCGACATGCTGCAAGCGCAGAAAGAGGCTGTCGCCGTTGCACTCGCACAGGCGGAGAAGGCCAGCGACAAGGCTGCAGCGGCACAAGAGGCCGTCAATCGGGGCCAGAACGAGTTCCGTGGATCGCTGAACGATTACGTGAAGGAACTCGTTCCCCGCAAGGAGAACGACCAGATCATCGCGGAGATCCGAGGGCTCGTCGCGGCCCTTGCGAACCAACTCACGGATCTACGTTCCCGCATCGACGTCGGCCCCCCATCGCTCTCCACGCTCCAGGCCCGCTCCGACGAAGGGATCGGGCGTAGAGGCGGGATGATCGAGCAACGTGCGCTGATCTTCGCTGCCATCGCCGCTTGCGTCGGGGTCGCCGGGATCGTGCTCGCCCTTGCCGCGTTTGTCACGAAGTAGGTCTCCGGGGAGGTCCCTTGAAGCGATTCCTAGCTCTGCTGTGCCTGCTCGCCCTCGCAGCTATCCCCGGGACCGCTCAGGTCGGCTCGTCCCTATATGCGCGGCGGAAGGTACAGAGTGCGAGTAAAGCGTTGCAGAGCGGTCCTGTCGGTATCGCGCAGCGGGACTTCGCTGTTGAGCACTGGTCGGGCATCCCGCAGTCGTCGGATCCCGCCGACTGGGTCCACAACCCGAATGGATGTCTGTGGGACCCCGATGACCGGGACATCGCATTGGGGAAGGGCTACTTAGACGCGGGGGCCTCTGCAACACTTCACGGTTGTATCAATGCCGTCCCGAACCCGGTGTTCGGCATCTCGTGGGCTCCCTATCCGAATCTCGGCTTCTGGGTCAACTCTTCAAGTCCCCGACTCACCGTCACGCTCTGTTATCAGCCGCAGGCTCAGTGCATCTCGCTGCATCCCGTGCTGCAATCCGACGGAACGTACACCCAGGACGCCTGCGTGGTCGGACCGATCTACACCTCGAACGCATCCGAGCTTCAACTGCTCGCCACTTCATCGAACGGTACACACACCGGGTACGGCGTTCCCACTGCCTACTCGATGATGGTCGTAAATCCAACGGGACGGCGCATCAGGAACATCTCGGAATCGGTGAACGGCGGCAGCGACATGAGTTGCCTCGGGGGTCTTAGCCCGACGTACATCCAGGGGTCGGATTACCGCATTGGCTTCGCTTCGGCTGGGGGGGTAGCGCGTGTGATGGTGGGGTCGTTCACGCAAGGAACCTGTAAGCGTCCTGGTCCGTTCGTCGATGACTACCCGTTCCAAGTGGCGGTCTGATGGCTCGGCACATTCGGGGTCGGTTCGCTTCCGATGTCTTACGCGGGATCGATGGCTGCGCTCCCGGTCCGACCAACTACCGCAAGACGCGACGCCGGCTGATCGCGCTGCTGGCCTGGATGCGGGCCGAATCAGGCAACGAGATCAACGACGGCACCCACCCGGGGGGAGGTGCGGCGTTCAACCCGCTCGGCTCGACCTATCCCTACGACTACCCCACGTACAACGAGGTCGGCGTCCGCAACTACCCCGAGTTCGCGATCGGCGTGCTCTGCACGTTGCAGACGCTCTTCCTACCTGACCACAAGTATGAGCCGATTATCGCCGCGCTGCAGGCCGCACGTCCTCACGACGTCGCTGTGGCTGTCGCCGAGTCGGAGTGGGGCACCGGGATGGGGGTGCTGAACACGATTTCGTACGTGAAAGCCAACTACCGCCAGGAATTCCTCCGGCAAGTCGGCTCCTGACGTCCTAACAGTTCCAACGAAAGGAGAAGCCATGGGTGGCTTTGCTGTGCTGCTCGGTACACTCGGCGCGCTCAGTCTGACGGTCACGAAGATCGTCGACTTCGCCCGCAACGCCTTCGACAAGGAGGATACGTTTCCGTACTGGACGTGGAACGTAGTCGCCCTAGCGGTTGGCCTTGCGTTCGCGCTCGGCTGGCAACTCAACCTCGCCGGGCAGGCCGCTGCGCTCGTGCCGGCTTTGGCCGGGACCGGACGCCTGGACGGGATCGCGGGTCAGGTGCTCACGGGGCTCCTGATCGGAGGAGGCTCTGGCTTCTTCCACGAGCTGCTCGACGCGCTTTCTGGCGTGGCTGCGAAGAACCGCGCTACCTAGAACCGAACCGTGGCGGTGCGGGCTGCCGCGAGCCGAAACCGGGAGCAACCTCTCTTCCTCCCTTGCGCCCCCGTTCACCTTCCGAGGTGGCGGGGGCGCTTTCGGCGTGGAAAAGCCCCCGACCCCCCTCTCGCTTCTGTCGAAGGAAGGGAGGCGGGGGGCCGGGGGAACTCGCGAGGAGCCCGAGAATCCCTGAACCGGAGGTGGCCCTGTGACTCTCACCTACAACGCATTCAGTATCCCGGCCCCTCGCGACTCGCCATCGAAGCGTAGAAGCTATCGATGGCTCGATTGAGCGCCGCGTCCAAGTCACGGGGATTCTCGGCCCCGTGACACCCACACTCGCAGGGCTTGACAGTCGAGTAGACCAGCGGGGCGACGTAGCCGTAGCACGGCGAATGGTCCGCCTCGCCGCAGAGGATTGTCGTTGCCATGTCCTTGCCTCCTTCTTCCTTCGACTGAGCCCAGCCTAGACTCCCTCAGCCGAGAAGGCAATAGCCCCTCCCATGACCTGCACCGCCTCTCGGGTGTCGTGACGCCGGCCGATGGACAGGTACGCCGTGGTCGTCGACACCGACTGGTGCCCCAGTAGCCTCGAGACGACCTGGATCGGCACGTTGTCGTCGGCCAACATGGAGGCGAAGGTTGACCGGAGGGTGTGAGAACGCTGCTTGCGCCCGGGTGGAAACCCGCAGTCCTTGGCCGCTTCGTGGACCCACATGGTGAACGTGTTCGGGGCGATCGGCAGGAGCCGGTCCCCAGCCGATAACTTGAAAAGCTCGCCCAGTGCCTCGGCAGCCCACGGCCCGATATCCACCTCCCTCGGCCGGCGTCCCTTCGTGCACCTCAGCACGACCACACGGCGCTCCCAGTCGATGTCGCGGCACCGGATACCGACGAACTCCGAACGGCGCGTACCGAGCGCCAGGGAGCTCAAGATGGCCCACCCCCTTCGAGGATCCCGCCACGCCGCAGCGATCAAGAGCCTCACGAGTTCGTCGATCTCGAACCGCTCCGGGGGTGCCCGGTGCACCTTGCGGGGCCGGATGAGACCCACCGGGGAGGTCAGCAGGTAGCCGCGGTGCACGGCCCAGTCGTAGAAGCTCCGGATGCCCTTGGCGTAGTGCTCCTTCGATGAGGCCTTGTCCCCCAGCGAGGCGAGGAATAGGGCGATGTGTCCCTCCGTCATCTCGAGCAGGTGAACCCGGAACCCGGTCGAGTCGGCGAGCCGATACAGCGCGTACGTGTACTGGCGGATCGTGGCCGCGCCGAGGTCGTTGGCCCCCAAAAGGGTGACCCACTCGGCGATGAGCGCAAAGCAGTCATCGGCTCCCATACAAGGATTGTGGGGCGCTGTAGCTTCTTCGGGGAACGGTCGGACGGCCGCATTCACGCGAGCGCGGGGACTAGGACTTCGGCCTCGGCAGCGCTCCCCCAGTCGGGCGGAGTGAGGTACTCCAGCGTAGAACGCTTCCTAAAACGCCCGAGGACGACCAGCTCCGGGAAGGCCGCCTCGATCACCTCTGACCCGAGAGCCTTCGCGAGCGCTTCAAGGGTCTCACGCCCGGGGTCCTTCTCATCGCTCTCCAGATAGGCGATCTGCCTAACCGAGATGTCCGAGAGGTCTTCGAGGTCCCGGCGCGTCATCCCCCGGTCCTCTCGCAGTTGGCGAAGCCGCTGCCCAAAGGTCATGGCGGGAAGTGTGGTGCAGGCACAGGCGTGCCGTCAGTACGCGGGTGAACGTACAGCAGGAATATCGCCGGATGGGCTTGACGGCTCCTGAGTGCCTGCACTATGGTGCCACTCGTGCTCAACATCACGGAACACCGCAAGCGCAAGGGCCTCACGCGGGAGCAGCTCGCCTTCAAGGCCGGCGTGACCACCCGGACGATCGTCTACATCGAGGCCGGGCGTGACTGCCTGCTCTCGACGGCGCTCGACATCGCTGCCGCTCTTGGTGTCCCGCTCAGCCGTCTCTTGGCTACCAACGGGAAGAAGGCCGCATGAGACTCCGTCGCAGCAAGACCCACGTCCCGATGGCCGCCTACCTCCAGTTGAACGAGAAGGACCCGGAGTTCCGCTACGAGTTGATCGTCACGCCGTTCGAGCGGGGGATGGGCCAGCACGCCGATCGGGCGCTGGGGTCTACGCACCCTGATCCCGAGTCCCCCGCTCGACGCATCTCGCGGCGCCTGATCCTGGCCGAGCTCTTCGTCACCGTCGTGGTGCTGTTCCTCGTCGGTCCGATCGTCCCCGCCCAGGCTCACGTCCCGAACGCCTGCCACTCCGGGGGACTGTTCGGCAACTACCCGCCGAGCCCGTGCACGACTCCGGTCGCCCCTCCCCCCGTTGAAGCCTCGACTCCGGTGACGGGTTCTGACGTCGGCGTGCCGCTTCTGTCGGCCGGATTCCTGATCGTGCTCGGCGGAGCCCTGCTGTGGGTCCGTGTGCTCTATCGGAAGAAAGACGCATGAGGCGCCTGCTGTTCCGTCTCCGTCACCCTCGCCTGTCCCGTCTGACCCGAGCTTGGCTTCGTGAACTTCAAGGACTGCCCACTCGATAGCCCGTTTCACTTCAAGGGGGGGAACCGAACATGCTCGCGACCGCCGCGACCTTGGCAACGGTGAGCCTGATGTTGCTTTCGGGCGCCGGCGGGTTCGTCGCGGGAGTCGCCTATGCGATCTGGTGGGCGAAGCATGAGCGCGAACGTAAGGACAACTTCCAACGCCTTCGCAAGCACCAGCTCGACCGCATCACGATCCACGGTGACGGCGCGGCGATCGTCTCGGTCCGTTCTTCGGCGATGCCCTTCGACCAGGAGGCGTCGTGAAGACGCTCAGCCCGGCCGAGAGCCAGATCATGCGACTCGTCGCTCAAGGCTTCTCAACCGAGGAGATCGCCGAGATCCGGGGCAACGCGTTCCACACCGTGAGGACGCATCTGCAGAACATCCTCGGCAAGCTCCACGCCCGCAACCGCGCCCACGCCGTCGCGATCTGGTTGAGCAAGGGACGGCCCGAGGCATCGGTTCGGATCGTGGGCGTCATCGGGGAGACGAAGCTGGCCGGCGACTTCTCCCACCCTGTGCAGCTGTTCGAGAACAGGGACGGGCTGTTGGCTCGCTGCACGCGTTGTGGGGAAACCCTCCCGATCGACACGTCGAGACAACTCGTCGAGTTCAACGATCAGCACGAGCACATGGGGGTGAGCGCATGACCGTCGACCAGTCCCTTCTGACCTTGCGTCCCGGAGACATGATTCGCGTCGACGGCGACTGGCCTGAGACGAAGGGCCGAGTCTTTCGAGTCCTGTTCATCCGCGAGCACGACGGAACGCTCGTCTGTCGAGGTTCGGATCAGAAGGCCCGCACCTTCCCGTTGCACGACGTTTCCCGTGAGCCGTTGAGATGAGCGACGAGCCGATCGACTCCATGCCCGTCACCGATGAGGAGTTGGAACGCGCCTCATTGGTCGAACCTCCCGAAGACGATGAGGAGTTCGAGTTGACGAGGGGGTCGCATTGGAAGATATGAGCATCCCCGAGTCGTGGCAGCCGTTCACGAAGGAACAGAAGGCCGCGAAGCGTGGCACCGCACGGGCTCTGCCCCCCCAGCGCAAGTGGACCCGTTGCGTCATGCCGACGCAATCGAACGCCGTCTACTGCGGGCGGCCTGGCCAATGGGATGAAGAGTTCGGCGCAACCCTGTGCGAATACCACTCCGAACGCGAGGCATTGAAGCGCCACCTCAAGGCCGAAGAGATCGCCGAACACCTCCCCGAACAGGTCGCCTTGAACACGCTGCTCGACTCCATGCGTGCTCACCCGTCGATGTATCGACGCGAGATGAGACGTCAATGGTACGGCGACGATCCCTACGAAATGGACGCCGATTACAACCGGGGGGACAAGTGAGAAAGGTGGAGGAATGGCAGAACTGATTCGCAAGACCTGGGCCGAGATCCTCGAGGGCGGGTTTAAGACGCTCTGGGTCACGATGGATGACGACCAGAAGTTAAAGCTCGTCCGTTACGTGAAGGGCTTCATCGGCAAGACCACATCCGATGGCGTACGGATGACATGGGACCGTTTCGGTTCTGCCGTGGGTTCGACGGGCAAGGCACTGAGTGAGCATTATCGCAGGTCAGAGGCTAAATCTACCGCCTTGCGCGCAAACGGCTTAACCCCGGCAGAGGCATCGACTGTTCGATCCGCTAAGACGGTCCTGAGGGATCGGCCCGAGATTATTCACGAGCTCCTCAGCGACCCTGAGATTCGTCGCGCCGTAGTCGACGAGTTATCTCATAAGGGCGAGACGGCAGTTGCCCGAGAGATCGCGAAGGTCCGCTCGATCGGTGAGGAGTGGCATGCCTGGCTGAATCGACTGAACGGACTACTGATGGATGGAGCGGGGCTCGCCGAGCGCGGTGGACGTCTCGATGCTCATGCTCTGGGTGCTCGCTCATTCTACGAGCGGCTAACGGAGCGTCGTCTCGATGCGGAGATTAGAGAACTCTTCGAGCGAGAGGCGGCGATGGACTGATGGCCAGCAAGAAAGGCTGGCACGAAACACATCGGATTCATGTACCAGAGATGGCTCTTCCAGCCTCAGTAGCTCGACAGTTCAAGGCCCAGGCCGCTATCGAGTTCCTCATCGGGCAGAACGAGTTCTGGCCTGGGACGAAGAATGACTTCGCAGCTGCGATGGAGTGGCTCACACGCGACGGGAAACCAGACCGCCATCTGGTCGAAGAAGTGTGCAGTCTCACTCGTGATCAGGAGAGCCTTGGGCTTACTGAGTTCTTCGGCGGGTTCGTGATCTCTTACGCCCCTTCCCGTGGTGGGATGGTTCTCTGGACGGATGAGGAAGCGCCGCTCGACCATTACGTCCACATGTTCGCGGGTGACATGCAACGTGAACGTCAGCACCGTACGGAGAACCGCAGACGCTTGCCGTACTGGCACAAGGCGGGAGACGTTGCGTCGAACATGGGCGATACCGAAGTGGCACGGCTCTGCTACCAAGCGGAGAACGAGATCAACTCCACTGGCTTCGTGTCCGAGCACATCGGCGCACAGCTCATGCGAGTGTTGGCATCGCGGGGGTTCCTCAGTTGAGTTACCTCGACGACCCGAAGATGCGGACTTCGCTTCGCGAGCCGTTCCCTCCCGAGCAGATCAGCAAGTTGCCGGCGACAGCCAAACGCCCCGCATTGGACTACGTCGGCCACGCCGCGGTGACAGATCGCCTGAACCACGCCTGCCCCGACTGGTCCTACTCGGTCGACCCGATCACGGTCGAAGGCAACGACGGCTGGCCCCATGTCATCGGCGTGTTCGGTTCGATGACGATTGGCGGCGTCACACGTCAAGAGGTCGGCGCGGTCGACTCCCCGTCGAGCTACGGCCAGGAGATGAAGGAAGCCATCTCCGACTTCATCCGCCGCGGAGCGATGCGCTTCGGAGTCGCGATCGATCTGTGGAGCAAAGAGGACTTGAGCAAAGCAACCAAGGACTCGGGGGAGGTTCGATCTAACCGAAGCGATGAGGGGAAGGCTCGGACGGTCGAACCTTCTCCCGAGCCTCCTTCCGACGAGCCGGAATCGGCGGCAGTTGCCTCGGGCGAGGTAACCGATAGTCCCTCGTCGGATGGGGAGGAGGGAGTGGGAGGAGCCCCTTCTTCGCCCTCCTCCCCGAATCCTGAGCACGTTCATGTCCATGAATGGGTCGAGAGCTACGTCTCCTCCGAAGGCAAGACGATCCGCAACCGCTCCCCCGATTGGGTCGTGTGTGAGTGCGGTGCCGGGATCCAACGCTCGAAGGTCCATGCCTGATGCCGGGGACGAGCGAATGGAACCGTCAACTCCTCGACGCTTCGGTGAAGCTCGACGAAGCCCACGAACAACTCGACACCAGGGTTCGCAACGCCGCCGAATCGAACCGGAAGTGGCGACTGGCACGAGCCGAGGCCTACGTCCGGATGAAGGGCAAGCCCGGCACCGTCCCGGAGAAGCAATCCCTGATCGAGATGGAGACGGCGACCGAGCAGTACGAGGCCGAGCTCAACGAGGGACTGCACCGGGCCGCGTCCGAAGCCGTGAAGTCACGCCGGCAACAGCTGAGCGCCGTTCAGAGCCTCGTGTCTCTGGCGAAGTCTGAAGCGGATCTTGCCAAGTGGGGACCGAGCGAGGGGAACGCAGCATGAGTCCAACTGTGGACGCACGGTGTCTGGTCTGCGGGGGCTGGCTTCTGTTCCGAGCGGGCAAGTGGACCCACCGAGACATCCCCGCGAGAGGGCATGCGCCGAAGCCGGATCGTTCTGTCGCGAAGGGGAAGTGATGGCGCCCACCGGTCAACTCGCCCTTGCCCTACAAACCGACCAGGCAGCCGAACGCGCCGAGGACTGGACCCGTAAGGCCGTTCAGCTTGTCCGAGAGTTCGACTTCGGACCGTTCACGGCTGACTCACTCACCGCCGTCATCGGTCGCCCCCCCGGTTCAGGCAACGCCGTAGGAGCCCTGTTCCACCAACTCGCCCGTGAAGGTCTCATCGAAGCGGTGGGGTGGACCACCTCGAGCCGTCCCGAGCGGCATGGGGCAGCGATCAGGATCTGGCGGGCGCGGTGAGCGTTCACATCCACCGTCGCAAGGGTGCTGGCTGGACGCAGCTCTCCAACGACTTACTACGCGATCCCCGTATGAGCTTCAAGGCCCGCGGTGTCCTAGTGACGCTTCTCAGCCATGAGGACGGCTGGCAGCAGTCCGTTGCATACACGCTGACTGAGGCCACGGACGGCAGGGACGCGACTCGTACTGCGCTCGTGGAACTTGAGCGCCTGGGCTATGTGGAACGGCTCCGAACCCAGTCCAAGGCCGGACGTTGGGTGACGGATATCCATGTGTACGACCACCCGAAACGTGCGGAATCTCCGGCGTCGGATGCTCCGACTACGGACGAACCGACTACGG